CCGCCACAAACGTAACCAATATCAGTACTGGAGGTATTGCAGCGGCTTCCTTTGCGGCTGGCGCGGTGGATGCGGCGGCTATCGCCGCGAATGCCCTGGGAACCTCGGAAGTAGCCAGCGCGGTAGATGACCGCATTGTGAGCGCGAACTGGAACAAGGCGCGCACCTCGCACACCACACAAGGGACTTTTGGAGAAAGTCAGAACGCGGTTATTTCTGGCGCGGCTATCGCGGGAACCCTGAGCACCACGCAGATGACCACGGACTTGACGAACGCAACAGATTCTTCGATGAATGGCAGAACCATTGTGTTCATCGGGAATGGTACGGCGGCATTGAAAGGTCAGGCGACCAACGCGACGGCGTATGTGGGGGCCACAAAGTTAATTACGTTTACTGCTGTAACTACAGCGCCGGCGGCAGGAGACCAATTTCTTATATTTTAATATGTTTCCAAGTCAAACCATTTCGGGCAGAGAAGATACAAAACTTGGCTACGCCAAATTTATCTGCCAATTTTTGTGTGGGAAGCGTGCTTCCGCGAATGAACAAAACATCTCGCTCCGTAAGTTTTGCCGCATGGTTTTCTTCGCCCCTAGATTTTGGATGGGGTACATGAGTATTCCATCGTCCTTTGCTGACAGCATCGAGAGCATTGTCCTTTTGAGTCCCAGCTTTCAAGTGTTGCGGGTTGCAACAAGGGGGATTGTCGCAAGAATGAAGAATCAACTTACCTTTTGGGATTGGCCCTTTGGCGAGCATATAGGAAAATCTATGTGCAGAAGTGGAATGCATTCTGGTGATGCAGAAGTTTCCGTAACCATTCTTCCACTTAGCACCAGCCCAGAGCCAGCATTCTTCACTCTTGCCACGAATAACTTTCCTCCAAAATCTTTGTTCAATTGGCTGTGCGCGTCTTGGCATGTAAGCAGTATGCACTTAGCCTGCCCTGGTGTCAAATGAAAACACTACTTCAACGATTTGCACTGTGGATTCTCAAAGTCACCGGCTACGAGTTTCCCAAGCCGCAGATTCGTGCCAACAGATACGTCATGGCCGCTGCGATACTTTGTGGGGAACTATCCAATTGGGATGCGTCGGGAGAAGCCAAGCGTCATCAGGTGTACGCGAAACTCATCAAGCAATTTCCAGAGGCGCGCAAAAAGGATTTGTCTCTGGCGATAGAACTGGCGTTGCACGATGCCTAGAGTAACTACTGTATTCGTTTACGCGCTTCCTGGCCCTCCGCAGACATTCTCTGCGAAGACTGCGGCGGTGGTTGCTGTGAGCACCATGTCGCATCAGCAGATGCGCTACTATCGCGCCCCAAGAGGATTTCCGGCGCGTTCCATCATTCTTGCGCTACTGTTAGGACAAGAACTGCCGCATACGGGTATTCCGATGCCGAATCAGGACAACGCGAACTGGACAGGGCAACCAGTGAAAATCGAGGTGAGCTATGATGACGAAAGACAAGGCAAAGATGATGTTGAAAGAGGGCATGGCACGCGGCCACGCTCTGACCGATAAACAGAAATCACTCATGCGCGGGGTGGCGCATGGCTGGAAGCCAACGAAGATGAAGAAGTCTTCGGGCATGGGGAGCATGTGAACCCGGATAAAGAACATACGCTGCAAGCATGGAAGAAACTCCGCCAGCGAGCGCGGACGGACTTGCTATTTCTGTGCAACGAAATCTTGGGCTACAAGGACGTTCACGAAAAGGTGCATGGGCCAATCATTGAGAAGCTGCAAAAGTTTCAGGGCGGCGTGGATACAGTGACGAATGACGGCCAACTTGTGAAGTACACACCCGCCGTTCCGGTTTATTCGCTGGAAGGGCCGCGCCGCAGGCTGTTCCTTGACCCGCGCGGCTTCCTGAAAACCACAGTGATTACTGTCGCGCATACGTTACAGTGGATTATCAATTACCCCGACATTCGCATCATCATGTTTCACGCGAAGAATGAGATTGTGCATCAAATCCTAAATGAGATTCGCAGCCATTTCCAGTTCAACAACCGTTTCCGGTTTCTTTTTTATGACCATTGCCCACCCCTAAAGAGAGCGATTGACTTTGGAAATCTTACGCAGTTCACGACAATGGCTAGAAGGGCACGGACGCTCAAAGAACCTACTGTGTTTGCGACTTCGATTGAATCCATTGTTGCTGGTATGCACTCGGAAGTGGTTAAGTGTTGCGACATTACGGACAAAGAGAACGTAAGAACACCAGAAGCCATCCGACAGGTCAAAACCAGTTTTGCGCAGATTCAATTCCTTCTCGATGAACCAGCTCTGTCGTGGATTGATTTGGAGGGGACTTGTTATGACTTCTCAGATGTCAGCAACACCATCATGGATGCAGAATTGAAACTTCCAGATAAAGACCGCACATGGTCAATCCACTGCCGCGCCATTATGGACGATGCTGGAAAACCAGTCTGGGAAAAACCTGTGAGCGGAAGGACAAAGTGCTTCGACCTCGTGGCTATCAACAAGGTACGCAACGACCCGACGATGGACACCTACACCTTTATGGCGCAGTACATGAACCAGTGCGTAGTGACGGGAGATGCCTTCTTTGACCCCAAGACATTCCAGTGGGTTCCTACGCAGACGATTAAAAGCATCACGCGCCGTTACCACGCCACGGTTGACCTTGCCAGTGTGAATCCTCTAACGGGAGTGAGGGGCACAGAAGATTTCTCGGTGATTCTAGTGGCTGGATACGACCAGATGAATCGCGGATACGTCTGCGACCTTTCGCGCGGGCGCTACAAGCCCGGAGAAGTGATTGATGAAATTTTCCGGCTGTTTGACCGTTGGAACTGTGATTTCAGAATTGAGGATGCTAGTGGCGCGAGACAGATTCTACACTTCCTGCAACGCGAAATGGGTAAACGTAAGAAGTGGCCGTGCATCAACCTGATTAAGCGCGACTCGCGCGTCTCTAAGCAGGAGCGTATTGCCGGGTTGCAGCCGTGGATTAAGTCTGGCGACTTGCGATTTGCGGAAGAGTTGCCGTGGAAAGAGGAATTGATTCTGGAGTTAGCGCGTTTCCCGCGCTACAGCCATGATGATATTGCCGATGCGCTGGCTGACCAGTTTCAAAACAGGACATACTTCGGCTCCATGAAGACGGAGCAGGAAGCGCAGCATGAAGATTTGAACAGGAATTTGCCGTGGTTCATGCAGGAACCGATGGAAGTATCTACATTGTCTTCTGGTTTTGACAAGATGACGGGAATGTGACATGGCGCTGATAGAAGAACCACAAGAACCATTACGCAAGGAAACGGCGCAAACGCTCGAAGAGCAAGCCCTAACTTCGTTAGAGCCGTGGTCTGACTATATCGCGCTCAAAAGGGTGAAACGAAACTTCGAGCACGCGGAGAATTACGTTCGCTTGAACCATGCATGGCGCTGGGGCAATGCCGACGAACTTTATCTAGGATGGATGCAGCAGAAATACTGGGAAGGAACCAAGATTCCCAGAAGTTCTTTGCCTGTCTATCTGACCTTTGAGCATATCGAGTCGGCTTTGCCACAGGACATTCAAGCCCTGTTTGGTGAGCCGCAGTGGTTTGATATGCGGCCCTACCCAGTTACAACCGCCCAGGAATCGGCGGCCATCCATGAACTGCTCTTGGCACAAAACCGCGGGTTGAATAACGGCACAGGGATACGCGAGATATTCCGTAAAACCTGCAAATCAGCACGGCTCTACGGAAACGGCATCATTTATCAGGGCTGGAAGCGCGGTACAGAGCAAAAGCTAGTTACGATAGACCAACTCGTACCCGAGCGTCAGACACTCAACATTCCAGGATTTGGGGCTATCCCCGTTCCTACGGGCAAGATGCTTCGCCAAGTACAGCATGTACCGCAGAGCATTGAAATCAACGAGCCAATCCTGGAATATGTTTCTTTGCGCGATTTTTTCATTGACCCGAACTGCCCTTCTCCACTGCCGTGGGAAGCGAACTACTGTATCCGTAGGAAATTGGTTCCTATCAAGCTGATTGCGCAACTTTCCGGGCAGCCGGGGTTTAATATCCCCGATTTACCGTTCCTGTTGGCAATGGCGATTGGCAAAGAGCACAGTCAGTCTGACCAAGCGCGGCATGTGGGCGAGGCCATGCGCGATGCCACCTACAACCCTACGGACGATTACTCGGTTTCTGGCGAAGACAAGCGCATTGAAGTCCTAGAATACTGGACAAGCGACCGTTTGGTTTGGCTGATTGGGCGAAAGTACGTCGCCTATAACGTCCCGAATCCTTACGGCTGGATTCCTTTTCTGAATATCTCCTACGCGGATGTTTTGGATAGGTTCTACGCTTTGGGCATGACGGACATTTTGGAACCGGAACAGCGGTTGCAACAGTCCATCATCAATGCGCGCGTGGATGAATTGAGTCTGATGATTCATCCTCCCGCCAAGAAACGGCGCGGAGTGCCCATTCTGCTATCGCAATTGCGCCGCAGACCGGGCTTAGTTGCAGAGATGGAAGACCCGGAAACAGACCTAATTTGGGAGGAACCGCGCAATGTTACCGCACAGGCTTATGTGGAGGTTGCCGCTTCTGAGCAACGCTCTCAGCGGCGAGATGGGATTACGGAAATGGGCGCTATGGGTACTCCTGGCGCGGGAAGTTCAATCAACCGGACTGCTACCGGCATCAATACGCTTGCCGGAGCGACCAAGTTCCGTATCGGATATTTCATCGAGAATGTGCAGGAAAACGTCATTGTTCCCATGCTTGTTCATCAACTCGAACTCAACCAGCGATTCAACACCCAGAAAGATATTGTAGAGGTTTTGGGGCAAGAGGGGCAAGCGATTCAGCTTTCTTCGGATTCTTTAATGCGCGCGAAGATTCGGTTTGAAATGAGGGCCGCGAACAAGGCTACCAGCCGTTCGGCGGTCATGCAGATTTTGCCGCTACTAATCCAATCCGCGCTCAACCCGGAAATGCAGCGTCAACTTGCCGCGATAGGATTAACAATGGACGCCAACAACATCATGAACGTGGCGATGGATTCCGTGGGGCGTGGGGACTTGAAGAACCTGCTGCTGCGTAAACTGACGCCGCAAGAAATTCAGATGATGCAGCAGAATGCCATTGACCAAACCAAGATTATGACGCAAAAGATTCGCGGGGAAAGCCAGATGGACATTACACAGGAAAGAGGGGCCGCTGATATTTTGAAGAACTTGATGAAGCTCATGGGCGATGTGCACATATCCAGCGAAGATAGAAAGGCAGACAGAAGGAAAGAGTCCGTGCAATGAGAACAAACCTGGAGCGCATGGAAGCCTCGGAATTTGACCTGGACTCGCAAAAGTTGCTGGTCGAAGGGGAGATTGCTGGCGACCTTATTGCAAGCCCCGCATGGAGAATGCTATTGGATTGGGCGGAAAAGAGATGCGAAATATCTCTGACCGCGATTCGTGGCAACAAGTCCAGCGACCCGCTCCTATCACGCGAGCTACAAAGGAATTGGCAACGAGATGAAGGCTGGCTGACAGCCCTTCAATCTCATTTTATTGGCATGGTCAACGACCGCGAATATCTCCGGTCAACCCTGCAAGCGATAGAAGCGGGCTTGCAAAACGACCAAACGAGCTTGGGGGAGGACACCATTCCTGTCCCCACATCCGAAAGTAAAGGAGTCGCCTAACCAATGGCCGACGAAGCAAACGCAACAGCCACCACGCAGGTTGCGGCATTAGAACAAGCGCAGCAAGTTGTCCGTTCCGAAGTAGCGGCGGGCAAAACTCCAACCGAGGTGCGTGTTCCTGACCCCTCCAAAGCGGAAGGCTACCAAATCTTTCGCGCGGATAGTCCCGAACAACTCATCCAAACACTTGCAGAAGCGAAGGCCAACTCAAACCGTTACATTGCCGATGAACTGAAGCCCCTGAAAGACCAGATGGCGGCGCTCACCCAGCGTCTCCAACCGTTCTTGCAGGTGAATCAGCCCGCGCAAGATGCGGGATTCGACAAGCGCAGATACTTTGAGCTTCTGGAAACCAACCCCATTGAAGCTGGAAGATATGTGCGTAACTACGACCCTGAATACCAAGAACTCCAGAGCCAGATTGAATCGCAGCGCCTACGCGATACGGGCACTGTCTTCATGTCTCGTCACCCGGAGTTCTCCAATGCTCCTGCTGATGCCGACAAGCTCGTCAACTCTGCCGTTAGGCTGATGAAAGAGATTAGTCCTAATGTCTCTGATGATGTGCTTGCGCGAAGAATTACACCGCGCATCATGGAAGCAGCGTACTCAGAGTTAGTGGCAAGCGGAGAGTTCAAGGCAGCAGTACAGGCGACGGCAACCCTACCGGGTATGCGACCGCCGCCCAATCTTCCTTCTTCCGCACCACAAATGGAAACTGCCGCCGTAGCACTTGCGGAACAGATGGCAAACGCGCAAACGGAAAGCGAAGTGAATGAACTCGCGCGAAAGGCGGGTCTACTTCGTTAACCGTATCCGCAATCACAAGGAGAAATACCAGTGGCATACAATCCGGCTTCTACGATTTCTACCACAAGCGGGTTGAACCACGTTGCAGTCACCTTCTATAACAAGAGGGCGATGAGTCGGCTGTTGAAGAACACTCGTTTTCTGTCGGTGTGCGAACCAGAGGAATTGCCGTTGCAAAGCGGAAAGATTGTGCAGTAAAAAGAACTGCTGCACATTAAACTTGGTACCATATGCTGGAAACACTCCGAACGACTGAGGCTACTGACAAGGTGAGAATGCCTAGTACACGGAGTCAATCAGCAGGAAACGAACTTTACTGGCTAGCTGGTTTATGGGACGGAGAAGGAAGTTTGATGTTAGCGAAGGCCAACAAGCGTTACCCAGGATATAAACCGCTTGCAACCTTAGCTAACACACATAAACCAACAATGGAGAAAGCGAATGAGATACTTGCAGCGCATGACATTCGAGCGTACTTCTGTACCAATCGGGATAAGCGGGGAAAGTACCCCCCGCAATACTCGCTCTTTGTCTGTGGTTTCAAGAGGATTCAGCGTTTTCTTGCTGTTGTTGGCCCTCTTCTCTTTACCAAAAGCCATCAAGCAAAGCTTCTCGGTGAGTTCATTGAACTTCGTAAACTTGGGTGGCATGGGAAACCAACTACCCCCAGAGAACATGAACTTGCAGAAGAAATTCGCTTTGCCAATCGCGGTAGATTCGGCTCCTCAGAGACTTTACGTACCACACAGCCGCAAGGTTGTGAAGATAAAGTCCAATCCTGAACGAGAGTTCAGGCAACGGATTGGGTTCCGTTACGGCAACTTCGCGGCCAACACTACGGCAGCAACCGAAGGCGACCTTCCGACCGGCTTGACTCTGCAATCAGCAACCATCAGCGGAACTGTCAGTCAGTATTCCGACTACATTTCGCTGTCTGATTTGCTGGTGGACGTGACAATTGACCCGATTGTTTCTAACGCTGCGGGCGTTCTTGGCTACCGTCTCGGACTCTCGGTGGATACCATCGTGCGTACCGAACTGGAAAGCGTGAACTCCTCAGTGGACGAAGACCCTGTTGGTTCTTACCTTTCGGCTTCGGACTTCCGCCGTTCGCGGGCTTTGCTCGCGGGCGCGGACGTACAGCCGAAAGACAACGGTTATTTCGCATCTATCGCCCATCCCTATGCCGTATACGACTTGGTGAACGACGCCACGGCGGGGGGATTTATCGAAATGCACAAGTTCACGAATCCTGCCATGCTTGAAACCATGCAAGACCGTGGGCTTGTCGGTCGAATCGGCGGATGTGAAATCTTTGAATCTACCAACGTCGCCACAAGCGGCTCTGCTCCGAACACTAAGTACAATGTCTATGTGGTCGGGAAGAACGTGATTGGCGCTGTTGACCTTGCCGGACGGGGTGTTTCTGCCCTGCGCGGTAAAGTATTCTGGGACGAGGGCGCACCGCTCATTAAGGTGCATAACTTCCGCAACAGTTCACAGGTTGCAGACCCGACAGGGCAAATCGCTGCTGCCGTGGCCTTCAACATCGTGTTCGTTGCGAAGTTGCTCCGCGCCGGAAGCGACAACTACCGCTTCATCATCATTGAACCCGATGTGTCGGTGGCAACCTGATGGCGAAAACACAGAGTATCGTATTCGCCGCCAATATTGCCGCTGGACGAACAACCACTGGCAATAGTGGAACCATCAAGATGCCCGAAGACCTGTCCGGCATTCAGTTCATTCTGGATGCTACTACGGTTACAGGGACATCTCCGACCCTCGACCTATCGTATGAAATATCGAATGACGAGGGAACCACATGGTACGGTGTAGCACGGCACGCGCAAGTAACGGCTGCGGCGCAAAGGTTTATGACCATTCCGCTGACAACCTACCCTTGCTTGGGTCTTCTGCTCGCCAGCGCCAACTTTGACGTAGCGGAAGTTGCAGTTACGGGCGGCACTCTTGTCACCGTTCTGAACACCCCTCCTGCATTTATGAGGGCTGCATGGACGATTGGCGGAACCAACCCTAACTTCAAATTCCTGCTGACGGCAAACGTGATTGCACAACGATAAGACCTCTTGGGCCGGGAGGAAAACTCGGCCCACAAACTTATGATTCTTGATACAGCGGGACAAGATAGGCTGCGCTGGCGCAAGACGGTGGAGAAAACCCGCGAACTTGCAGCCAATTCGATTGCCCATCAACACTGGCAAGTGGAAAAGACGCAGAAGAGTGAAACTTCTAGGGGCATTCTTGACCCACGCCAAGCGGAGCACCAACTTGGAAGACCTTTGATGCCGCAGATTTTGATGGCGCGGTTAAAGAAGATGAATCCGCAATTGATGTTCCAGAAGAATCCATTGGGGAACTGGATGGTGACGTATCCTACCAAAGAGCGAACGATGGACGGCGGAGAGAAAGACATTCTACGCATGGCGGCATGGTTTGAGAATGGCGTTGTACCAGAGTTTGACATTCAGCATCCGGTCTATGACCAAGTATGGGACGCGGAGAAGCGAGACTTTGCTACCACACTGAAAACTGTAAGACCTACTCCGGGCTGGAGACAGATTCTTTCGCGGCTGTTGAAGTTGAAGTTGGCGAATGTGCAGAGTATCCGGGAACATTTCGGGCAAGACGGCCAGCGTAAAAGCTGGCATGAGACTGTTCAACTTTACGGAGGGTAACGATGAAGTGGTTCAAAGACGGCAAGTTTGTAGGAAGTGGTGCAGAGAAGCCAGTAGAAGGTGCAGCACCGGAAGAAGTAACCAGTGAAGCGCCGGTAGTTGCAGACCCGCTACAGGGAAGCAATGTATCTCTATCGCAGGGGCAGTTGCTTGAGCTTGTGCGCGCGATGGGCGAGGAGATGCGCAAGCCCACGCCAGAGCAGCAAGTAAAAATGGATGAGGATGCCCGCCGCCGCGTCAAAGAGAATGAATCACGCATTGCCGTAGGCAAGGCTGCGCAAGCGGAGCGGGAAAACCGCTCAAGAGGTTGTAATCACCGCATGGACGAGGGACGCAGCGAGAAGTATTCCATCGGCCAGCAACTTTGCTCAGATGGTATGGTTCACGTCTTTTGCGTGCGCTGTTCCAGCGACATTAAGACTTTTAAGCCGACACCAGACCAGATGAGCGTCAGCGTGGGCTAAAATGGCCAATTACTCTCCCAACGACGCGCTTCTCTACATCACGCCACAGCTAGCAAACGTGACTTTGGACGCGACCGCTAAGGGTACTTGCGCGGACAATGCCCAAAGGATGCTGTGGAACATTTCGCCGTGGAGATGGTCGCGAAAGACGCTGCCCAACATTACGCTTGTAGACGCACAGCAGGAATACACCGGGGCAAATGTCCCGTCGGACTTCATGCAGCTTATCCAAGTAGAATGCGTGAGGACGGATAGTAGCCCGAACATCGTATGGGAAATGGACATCAAAGGGTTTGTCTTTAGCGACCCGCAAACAAAGTTCTTCCCGATACGCGAGATTTGCTTCCTCCAAGAACTGAATACTCAGGTGGGGGGATTCCGCATATCGAATCCCTCCATTGGTACGGGGGTAACGGCGGTTTTGCGCGGAGTCTATCGGTTCACACCATCCGTGAAATATACCAGTGCAAACCTGACCACGGCCTTTGCGGAGCAACCAGACCAATACTTCCATGTCTACTGCGAAGTTCTACTTTATTTCATCTATCGGTATGTAGGCGACCCGCGCGCTGGAGCGGCACAGTACAACCGCAAACAGCGTAGAGTTGCGTACACGGGACAATTGGCTGTGGCGATGGATGCCATTGACATCATGCTGGAAGCGGAAGACGCATCGGATACCGAGACGATTTTCCCGGTCTATCCACTGGGCTACTTTGGGAGAATGACAGGACGTTCTATCCTGCCGTAACATGGCCCCGCGCAAACAACTCGTTCACAAACAGTGGTCGTACCTCAACCCACAGTACGATAGCTACACCAATCCAGTCACTCCGCACGAACAACCGTACATCGTTGCAGGGAGTAATGTACTGACTTCGCGGCGCGGGGTGGTGGAACGAATGCCGGGGAGTTCGGTTTATGAAACCACGGCCACACAGCTTGCGCCAGATGGAACGGGGGCAACCCAAGTAAAAACCTACATCTACAAAAAGTTTAATGGGAACACATTCATCATTGTTGGCGTGTTAAGCGCAGTCACGGCGAAGGTTTATAAACTACTTGTTGGCGGAGATACGGCTTTTGTTCAACTTCTTTCTGTCAACTCCGCTTTCAATTGGGATTTTGTTACCGCCAACGACACACTCTATATGGCATCGGGCGGAAACGTGTACCAATATCAGGGCAGCGGAACAACAACCTATTTGTGGGGTATAAGCGCCACGGCCACCTCAAGCACCTATGGGCCGAGTAGTCCGACGAGCACGACATCTTCTGGTTCTCTCAGCCCAGTTTGGACGAACGTAAATAATGTCCAAGCTTCTGATAGTGTCTATGCGACAACAACATTTACTGGCGGCACGACAGGACAAGTCAGCAGTGAGATTGTAGCTACGACATTTGGGTTCGCGTCTGCGGGAACCATTTCTGAAGTTACAGTAGAAATCAAAGGCAAGGTTACGGGTCCTGGCACGGGCTACATTGTTTACATAGCTTACCTATATCAGAACGGGGCCATTATTGGGATAAGTAATTCCGCTGTTGTACCATCGGCAGAAGCCTACGTCACATTGGGTGGGGTACTTTCCCTTTGGAATGTTTCCTTAACTCCAGCTGAGATAAACGCCGCCGGTTTTGGATGCTATGTCTACTGCTATTCTCCCAGGGTTGGTCAAACATGGTTAGACGGAGTAGTGTCTGCTGACCATATTCGTATGACAGTCAAAAGTACGGGCAGCACAGCACCAACAACCTCTGTAGCAGGAACAGGAATTACCGCTGGAACTGGTTGGAAATATGTGTACGCTTTCAAAAACTCCGCGACAGGTCACATTTCTTCTCCGTCGCCAGTTAGCCTAACAACGGGCGCGGTAAGCAACAAAACGGTTACGGTAACAGGGGCGCGTTCCACACAGACAAGCGTTGATAAAGTACGCCTCTACCGAACAACAGATGGGGGAGATGAAATATATTATTTCATCTACGAA